GCTCTACAGAAATAGCGCGTGGTCTCTGTTTTCTCCTGTATGTCTTGGCAAGCGTTTGCAGGTTGTTTGTCACTTGCCCAATCTGAAGATTTTGACCGTCAACCGTCATCGAATAGCGTATCGCATACTGAGCTGCTAGCCGTTCAAGTAAATCCGCCGCCGCTCGATATCTGTCATGTAACAATCCAGTGATAAACACAGGAGGAAAGACATTAGCAGCAAATTGAAAATGTCCTGCAATTGGTTCACTTAATGATGGTGTAACAAGAACGGTTAAGTACTGTTTGAGCACCATTCCATTTTCAAATCCACCCCCGAAATCGCTGTAATAATCCAAGTACTGTATAGTTGAACCTGAAAAAGTTGGACGAGGTGTAAGAGCTTTATTTGTTATATCTTCTCTGCCTTCATCCATTACGTCTTGAATTATTTGATCAGTGAATATTTGACCGTTGCCAACAGGTAAAACATCATTGATCAAAACCCTAACACTTGAGATGAGATCTGACATGGTAGATCTAACAGTCATAACCCACCTCCGTTAAACTTAGGTGAGAAGCTCGACTATGGGGAATTGATGTGGTATAATAGAGGTCTAATGAATCGAGGCCACAAGCGGTTGCAACGCAAGTAGCCTCTGCTGCTACACAGTCTATCAAGGAGACCAAATAGCCATGAGACCATTGTACTCTATTCAGCAATCCCCTAAAATACCCACCACATCGGGAATTTACCGCATGCGCAACACAGTCAATCAAAAACTGTATATTGGCAGTGCTACTAATTTGCGAAGACGATGGTGGGAACACTCCAGTAAACTTCAAAACAATTATCACCACAGCATTTCCTTGCAACGGGCATGGATCAAGTATGGTGAAAATGCTTTTGTTTTCGAGATTGTAGAATTGGTCCTTGCCCCATTTTTGATCGAGCGTGAACAATACTGGCTTGATAAGATCAAACCATTTGGGCACGATGGATACAATATCAACATCACCGCAGGATCTCGACTGGGAACAGAAGTTTCCCAAGCAACCCGTAAAAAGATTAGTGATGCCAATCTTGGCAAGCCAAGCAATCGGCTTGGAGCAAAACTCACACCTGAAACAAAAGAGAAATTGAGACTTGCAAACCTTGGCAATGAACGAAGTGAAGAAACCAAGCGCAAGATTTCGGAGACAACTAAAGGCAAAACCTATTCTCCTGAGACCAAAGAGAAATTGAGAATTTCCGCTGAATCGCAGATGAAAACTATGATTTTCACCGATCCTAATGGAACCGAATATATTGCCCACGGTATATCTCATTTCGCTAAGAAACATAATCTTGATCGCAATCACCTCGTAGATGTTGCCCTAGGCAGACGCAATCACCACAAAGGATGGAAAGCACGCTTTCCTTAAACACTAAATGCATCAAGGCCTTCCAGGGACTATCGAGCCACTGTAAGTTATAGTAGGCGTAGTTGGTGATCCTGAAAGCGTGCATGACAACCTAATTTGAGTACCATTAGCTACTGACGTAGGACTAATGGAAAACGGTATAAAAATCTCTCCTGATTGAGCAGTAGTAGTAAGCGTGATAGGCGGAGCAAGGAAATCAGAGTTCCAAACAGTAGGAACTCCATCATAACATACATCTACGCTAAACGTGAACACACCACTGCCCGATGCCTGATTAGCTGCTGTGTAGATGATGCGAGCATTCAACCCTCTGCGAGGCGTACCACCTGGGAATATAAGAGCCGCGCCATTGAAGGTCGCCGTTTTTGTAACTAATGCCTGAAGTAAAAGGTTATTATCTTGTGGCATAATCGTGTATCCTTTCAGGCAATTATCCTAATTTTAATCCGTACAAACGTCCCAGTGAACGCGTGCTTGAATTCATCAAGCCTACAGCCCACGAGATGAATGTACGATAAATCACGCCGTTATTGAGCAAACCAAGATCTTTTGCTTGTGGCTCGTCAAATTGCCAACCGTGGAAGTGGTCTTCTCCGTAGTTCACAGCGTAAATGGAGCTATAAGTAGTACCGCCTGTATTCCCATTGACATCTTCAGTCTTGGGGATGATACGGGTTGTTTGATCAGCTTTGTAACCCGGATCTCGAATGACCGCGCCTTTATACATTTCAATATTGCGATCAAACATATCCTTTGACACGTCAAAACCGCCTCCGGTACCCAAGGCACGGATAGCAAAGTTGACACGCCTTCTCATCACTTCATTCATGTAGAGCGTGACACCTACGCCTGTTGGAGAGTCTACCGACCACAACAATTGATCCAAGAATTCAATCAGAATGTTACCGTTGGAGATGGTTGCGGAATTGGTCAGAGCGGCTTGTGAAATGTCTAAACCTGAACTGCCAGCTTGAATACTGTTCTCAGGACGCACACCAAACGTTCCACCGTTGTTGATCCTAAATTTGATACCGACAGGAGCATTAGCATTCCCAACAATATGATCGTTGTTGAAGAATTTATCATTCATGTCGTACGTAAGCGCTTTCATAAATGCTTCTGTCTGAGAGGCACGGGGATCAACAATGGAGTTCACATCTTCAACATACACCTGATCAACATCGATATAGTTACGGATCAAGTACAGTTGCTCTGCGTACGGGGTAGGCGTGCCCTTTGTCGTCACGCCTTCAGAGTTGACAGGCGCCCAGTTAACAGTTGGAAGGTTACCTTCAAACCTTACGCCGTTTGCTATAAGCGTTTTCTGGTTAAGGATTGGGCAATCCTGGAGGATGTTATCACTCATAATGAGTGAATACGTGATTGCCTTCACCATCGGATTGTTGCTATTTAAAGCATAATCCGCTAGTGAATAAGCATTGCTATCAATAGCCATAAAAAAAGGCTCCCATTATTTCAAGTAAACGGCTTCTGGGAGCATCGCGCTACCTGAAGTTAATGAGCGCCTATCGCAGGCTATTCATTCGGAAACATCGCGTTTCCTGATGAATGTTACTGTTGTCGTGTTTTATTCATTTGGTACGCTTGGGCAAACGTTACTGGCTTACCCGGTTGCAACGTTTGCGGTGCTGAGATACTAGATCTGCCTGGATTCATTGCAGGAGTCCTAGGCGGTTGCTGATTGTTTGCAGTTTGAGCAGGATTAGGCGGTTGTTCACTGGGTTCAGTAGGCTTGGGAGCAAGATAGGGCTTGTTCTTGATCAAATCGTCTAAGGCTTTATCAACGTTCGTTGGCATACCATCGTCCCCTAGCTCCAGCTTTCCTTGAATGGCTAGCGATGCAAGCTCTGTATCGATTATGCCTTTTTCTTTTGCTGCAAGCTGTACCATCTTGGAAACAAGCTCTTGTTTCAACTGCTGTACTTGCGCCTCTACTGCTGCTCTTGCTGCTTTTTCAGCTTCAACTGCTTTCTTTGATTTTTCAACCTCTGACAATTGAGCTTCTTGTGCTAGACGTTCCTTTTCCTCGTATTCTGCAAGCTTTTTTTGAGCTTCAGTGAGATTTTTACCGTGTCTAGCAGCTTCTTCTGTCTTATTGGTTGAATGCCGCTCTAATTCTGCAATACGAGCTTGAAGTTCTTCAATGCTTGGCTTCGTAGGCGTCGCGCCTGTGGATGCCGGAGGTGTTCCCGTCGCGGGTGTTCCTGGAGTTCCCGTCGCGGGAACCGGAGGAGTTTCTTGTTCTGACATTAGTATAAATCCTTCTTTCTCAAAAAGTCAAGAGCGCTTTAGATAGTGCTCAATATTCCCCGTGCAAGGGGGATTATGCTTTGTGTGATTTTTCCTTCATCTCCTGCACAAGCTTTTGCTTGGCAAGTTCAGCTTTCTCTTGTTCGCACTGCTCACACTTCAGATCGTTAAGAGCGGCGCGTAACTCAGGAACAAGACGTGTGTTGTAGTCGGCTAAGTTCTGGTGACGACGGGCTTGAATTGTCTGCAAGTGTCCACAATCAATCCGCTCGACTTTGTAGTCTGCAAGGTTTTCATCAGGCATATTCTACCTTTGGCAATAATTCTAGGTTTTCGTAGATGTTGCCTAGAACCACTGCAATCCTTTCTGCATAAATATCTTCAAGAGCTATTTGTCCATCAATACAATCATCAAAGTAAAAGCATCCTACACCCCATTTGACAACTCCAATGGACTCATCATCTACACGAAGAATATCACCCTCGTAAATCTCCTTGCCTGTTTTGTCTTTGAGACCTGTATATTCTCTCAGCTCAAAGTCATCAACAGAAACCAATTGCCCTTCTTTGACTAACACACCAAATAATCTACCTTCTGGAGAGAAATGTAGATAATTTGGTATATACATCTTTTTCTCTTGCTTATGCCATACCTGATATTTAATCTCTCTTGACATGATGCTTTACCTCTCTCCAAAGATCGCCCAAATGATTCGCCCAATGTGCAAATCTTTGGTGATGCTCGGTAGCAGTTTGATTTGGAGCAGGAACGCTCGCGTGTACAGCTTGGTTCATCAAGTTCTCAACTTTGTCTGCAAAAGCTGAAATCATCGACTCGGGATGTGTTTCAGTTTTCTGCTCAGTAGGCTTGATAGCTGGCATCTGCTGAGTAGGCTGTTCATCTTTGTCTTTTGCCATATTATTTCCCTTTCTTCTTCGTAGGAACATTCTTCAACCTCGGATTTTTCCGCTTAGCCGCTGGACTCGCTTTCCTTGTGCTACTTGCAAGGATAGCGCTTGCAGCCCCTTTCGAGATGCCTTGCTTTGCTGCAATAGACGCAGCGGCTTTTTGAAAGCCTGGATGCTTAGATGCCATTTATTTCACCTTCTTTACTCTAGGGCCATGATGATGTTTGCCATGGCCACGGCCCACACCTTTCGGCTTGGGAGGATTTACAGATTTCACAGTAGGAGGCTTTGCTACACCAGTCTTACGAGGACCTAAAGGGCCATGGTGATGTCTCCCGTGACCTCTGCCAACCCCAGTTGAAACCGTCATGCTACCCTCGATTCTTAGTGCTGTTGACAGTACGAATGATGTCCAGTTCTGCTGATTGCTTTTTTTTGAGAGCTTGCATGATGCCGACTGCTTCTTGTGGATGAGCTTGTAGCCACAAAGCAATCACCTGTATCATCAACTCATCAGGCACAATCAACGTTTTGATGCTTAAGGGGTCCTTTTGTATTTTGAAATGCACACCATTTGGTGTCACTTCAGCATTCATTGACGGTTGAAACTGCGGTTGTTGTGCTATATTTGGTATTGTTGCCATATTCCCTCCTTGCAAATAAAATGTTGTGTATATTGCCGACTTTCATGAAATACGGTTATGGTGCGTCGTATAACTGGTTTCCATTGCATCCAATCATGAACAACTTCCACTGCAATCTCATTTTTGATGTGAATGTCTAGGATTTCCTCGACTGGTCCTAGGCTCTCAATCCACGCGTGCATGCATTCTGGCCATACTGACAAGCTCCTTTCGATGATTCGGACTGATGACATACGTCACTCTTCCATTTGAGCCCTGTGATAGCAATCCTGACACCAATAATCCACACCTTCTATAGAGTCCTTTTCGTCGCCATCTAACTCTCCGATGACAATTATTGCTTTTGCCCCACATTGACACTCTAAACGCCCTCCATTACGCAATAATACAAGAACAGGTTGCCATGTAGGATTATTTTCACTCATATCATTAGGCTTTCTGCCAATTCTCATCATTCAATCGAATAAAACGCTGTTCTTTCCTCTCCTGACTTTTATAAATAATCACATCTACATGATTACCATGTCTCCATTTTGCCCATTCCTCATCACTTGCATTCGTTTTAATCATTTCATATTTTACCTGAACGCTGTTTACATCTTCCCTCTTCAATCCAAGCTCTTGTATCCAATCCTTAACAGCTTGTGGGAATGTATTAAATGCTAGTTCTGAAATAGGCTCACTCATTGCTGTTGTCCTCCCTGTGGACTTCCACCTTGCAAGGGGGAGGATTGTGCAGGTGGCTGCCCTGGTAGAGCTGCCACTCCTGGAATAGCTTGTGGCAACGCGCCCTGTTGCTGCATCAACGGATTATTTGCCATGGCTTGCGCATCCTCTGCTTGTGACAGCTTCATTTCTTCCTCTGGATCATAGCCTAATTTACGCATAATGCTTGAATTGGATACTCCTATGCTTTTAAGCAATATATATGCCTGAACTGTCGGTAAATCGTCTACAGGCAAAGGGCTTTCCCAAGATAATGTGATGTCAATATCGCTACTGCTCATGACTAGACTCCTTGGGCAATTCAGTCATATCTGGTACATTATTTTTTAGCACAAATTTAGGATCTCGTGAAATGGCACCACGCGTATGATCAGTAACATGTACCGCAAAGTCATATGCCCTACGAGCTATAGTTAGCTCATATGCTTTCTTAGCTTCATCATAACTTGCATATGTTGTTGTACTCACATCATTCAAATCATGTATAAGAGCCTTAGCAAATCCTTGAAATTGTGTATCACGTACATTGTCACTCATGATACCGTGCCCTCTCTCATATAAATAAGAATTCTCATGGTTCCAAAGCAAATCATCTAATTTTGAAATCATGTCATCCGTTGTAAAACTACTACATCCTAAAAAATGCTCATCACTCATGCTGCACTCTCGCTTACACTGCTTCTCATGTTATTCAATACCAATAACGCTTTACTTACTTCGATAATCATTTCACCGTACGTGCAACGCTTTTTATCCGTTTTCTTCAAGAGAGGACCATACAAAAGCTCGATAGCTATGCCAGTGATGCCACGCGGCAAGATGTCAACGCGTCCGGTAGCGACACCTGGCACGCCCGTTTCTTCATCAATGTCAGATCGAAGATTTGCTGCAAAGTCAAGATCGCTTTTCGTTTCACTAGCCGCTTGCACGGCTTCAATTTTCTGGTCTGAAAGAGGCAATTGCACAATCTTTCCAGGTTGCACATGCAATTCTCCTTCTCCTGTTCCGGGTGCAAATAGAATGCGCCGGATCTTTCGCTCGACATTGATTCCAGATTGCACAAGGTTCAGGGAGTCATTCAGCTTGATGATGTTTGGCATGACGTCGGGGTATCCCCAAAACGAGTTGGGACGAGGAAGATTTTGACAACTGAAGATTGGACTGAATGGATAGGGCCATGGATAAGGATCTCCTGCAGGTATCCAATTTCCATTCTTTGGTTGCATACCCGCTTGTGCGACTTGCGTCCAGTGCTGAATGCTCCAAGTTACGTCAGAGTCTAGCCCGTCGGCGTCCTCATCCTCATACTCTTGATTATCGCCTGACTCAGGATTGTCACCAGCAATATCAGGAGGATCTATGCGCGAGATCTCTTCACGGTAGTAGACGCGTTGCTGTTTGCCTGACTCGTCTTCTTCATCCTTGCAGTATTCAATGCAGTACAAGAGGACCGTCTGACAATCCTGTGGGGCTGTTTCGACATTGATAGTACTTGGATCAATCTCGACTAAGCGAAACTTACCTTTTTTGCGACCTGGGACAATTCTCAGAAACGCACTCCCCGCCATGTCGCCATTCAAACCCAAACGAAGTAGAAACGGAATGCGCGT